GATCGTATTTGATAATGAGCTTCGAGATGCCTTCGGCATATGCGTTGTAGACCGCTTGTCGCCGGTCGTCTAATACGTCGTAGACGAATGGATTCGGTTGAATGTTTCGAGCTGCCCAGCCGAAGTGGATCGCTCCGGCGTAGGGGACTGATGAGTCACCGATCCGGACTCGTCCTTGTTTCATTGTCGGATTTGATTTGAGTGAAGCTGCGAGTCGTCCGGTGCGGAATGGCACAATGCGAAGAGCTCCGTCGACAACGATCTGTCCGGCTTCGCGGTGCACCTCTTTGAGCTCTTCTCGAGTTGCTTTCGAGAAGTCCTTGAGTGTCTTGTTCAGCTGGCGCAGTCCTTCGATCTCGACTTTGCCTCGACCGCCGGTGACTGAATCGAGATATTCTTTCTGAGCTGCTTTTTGGTATTTATTGAGAGCCACGAGACGCCCTTCTTTTGGCTTTTTCGACTTCCTCGACGACGTATATGAGCGCGTTGAGATCGTCGATTGAATGTTCTCTGAGTTCTCGCGGAGATAGTCCCGTCACCAAGCTCAGCTCGGCGAGGAGTTGTCGGACGTCTCCGCGTTCGGAGGGTTTTCGACCTCAATTACTGGCATTTCTTCGAGGCTTTTGATGTATGCCTCTCGCCATGCTTCGACCGGTTCTCCGGCGTTACGTTCCGCAAGAAACGCCAAGAGGTTGAGGTGACCGTTTTGGATTCCGTTCGGGTCGCTGAACGCGCCGATGAATCCGACTTTCGACATTGTCTCGAATTGGTCGATTACCCAAGGAGTCACCGAATAGGATCCGGCGGTTCCGTTACTGTGCTGGACGGAGATTTTGATTTTCGGGATCATACGCTTGTGATCGTGAGATCTCCACCTTGGAAGGTTGCGGTCGCGG